TAACCCCCGTTCCACCGAAGAACTTAATACGGTTGGTTTTTTCCGATCCGATAGATGATAAGAATTTAAATCAATGGACTAAATCCGTTCGGTTCGCAGATAGAACCCGCTTCGTTGAAGAAATTCAAAACGGGTTGATTGTCGGGGATACGGCAACCGAAATAAGTAAACGGTTATTTGGAACCATTAGACAAGCGGGAACCGATGGGGTTAGGCAGATTACCCGAAGGAATTTGCAGGGGTTAGCCCAAACGACAATTAACGGCATTACGAATAGGGCTAGATCCGAACTCTATGCAAGGAATCGGGATGTATTCAGCAAAGAAATTTTTGTTGCTACCTTGGATTCCCGAACAACCCCCGTTTGTAGGGCGAACGATGGGAAGGAGTTTAACATAGGCGAAGGGGCAACCCCTCCCCTTCATTTTAACTGTAGATCCTTGCGGGTTCCGAAACTAGCGGTTCAGAAGTTAGCTAAAAGACCTGCTTCGGGTGTTTCCAAGAAACTGTTGGAAGGATTGAAGGGACCAGAACGAAGGGCGAAGGTTGCCCAACTTACGGGGCAGGTTCCAGCCGAAACAACCTATTCCCAATTCCTCAAACGACAGACCAAAGGATTTCAAGCCGAAGTAATGGGGGTAAAGAAGGCGAAGTTGTTTAGGGAAGGTGGGTTGAACTTAGATAACTTTGTTAACCAGGCGGGGAACGAATTAAATTTAAGGCAATTGCAACTTGCCCATCCTGAAGCGTTTGTTCGGGCAGGGATTAAATTATAGATGAATCAAATTAGTTTTTTGTGTAACTATGATGGTTGCATAAATATCGCAACGGCTGAAGCGGTTACGATGAATCCTAGAACTTCAATCCATCCATTACCCAGGGGTATTAGTTTTTTAGTTACCCTTGAAGGGCGATTTTGCCAAGACCATGTAAAAATGATCCAATCGCACGTTTTTGATGTTCGGGCCTGGTTGCCCCAACGGGATGTTCATAAATGAAATGCGAATTTCCAGGTTGCGAAGATCGGGGAACCCATACGTTTAGACAACGAACGGATTTAAGAAACGAAACGGCTACAAGGCGTTTCATAGATAGTTTTTTTAAACTCTGTTACTACCATTATAATTTACAAAATGAAAACGTGTAATGTTTGGAACTGCGGGTTATCAGGGTTTCATAAATATTGCCTTTGGCTAAAAGCAAGTTCGTTAGTTGTCTTGCTATGCGATTATCATTTTGAATATGCGGAAATGTTGATTCAAGGCGAAGACGGAAAATTGATTGATGTTAAATTCCCTAAATAGCTATGGTTGAATGTACCTGGGGAGGTTGCCCGAATGTTTTAATTTGGAAGACCTACAAAGACCCAGGCAATGAAACCCCTTGGGCGTTTCTTTGTGAAAAACACACAAATCAAATGGAACAGGCGATGATTCAGGGCGATGCTAAAGTTCTGGTTGATTGCTGGGCCAATGCTAGGGGGAAAATATGGAACCAATAGAAGCAGACTTGCCATAAGTGTAACTTTTGTTTTATCATTTAACTAAAGGGGCTTTATGATTCTCAAACTGTCCTACCTCAAGAAAGAAGAAATTCCTTCAGGCTTCGATTCCTTGTATACCGAAAAAGACGGTAAATGGAATTTTTCCGGCGTTGAAGGAATGAAAACTACCGAAGATATTACCCGCATTACTTCCGCTTTAGACCTAGAGAAAAAACAGCATTCCGAAACTAAAAAGAAATGGGAAGCGGTTACAGCTATGGGGATCGGGGCTGAAGAAGTGGTTAAATCCCTTGAAACGCTTGAAGAACTAAAGATTAAAGTTGAAGCGGGGGCAGGGAAAGAATTTGATGAAGGTAAATTTAATGAAGCGGTTCTAAAACGGGTTGAACGGGAACAAGTGAAATGGGAACGGGAACGGAAGGCATTGACCGAACGGGCTGTAGCTGCGGAAACAAATGTAGGCGATTTAAACGGCAAGATCAATAGCGGAAAAATTAAATCCAAAGTTATGGAAGTCTGCGGGAAATTAGAAGTAAAGCCTTCCGCTTTTTCCGATGCCCTTCTGTTAGCCGAACGGGTTATGTATGTTACCGAAGACGGTCAAATTTTAGTTAAAGACAAATGCGGGTATCCCCCAGGGCTACCCATGGAAGAATTCATGGCAGACCGAAAAACCGATAAACAACATTGGTGGGAAGGGTCTGTAGGCGGGGGATCGAAAACCCCTAACGGGCTTCCTCAAGGCGTTAATCCCTTTGCAGCCGGAACCCGTAACCTAGGACAACAAGGGAAGTTGTTCAAAGCGAATCCGATAGAAGCTGCTCGGCTTGCAGCCGAAGCAGGCGTTAAACTGCATCAACCCTAGGTTGCACCTAGGAACCTACCATTTTACGGTTGCACCGTAGAATTTTTTTCCAAATAACATCATTCGTAGTTCAACGGGCATAGGGTCCGTTTATTTGAACTATCATTAAACCAGGGAGGGTTTAACCATGGCTGAAACACGTTTAACAGATGTAATTGTTCCTGAAGTGTTCGCGCCCTATGTTCAGTTGTTATCAACGGAACTTTCAGCGTTCGTACAATCGGGCGTTGCCGTTGCTAGTCCGTTGTTTGATGCTGCCTTGAATGGCGGGGGAACTATTTTCAATATTCCATACTGGAATGATCTTCCAGATACGGAAGCCAACGTTTCAAGTGATAACCCCGCTTCCCCAGCCGTTCCCGATAAATTGGATACACTCCAAACGTTCGGGGTTCGGCATAACCGGAATATGGCATGGAGTTCAATGGATTTGGTTGCTGCCCTTGCGGGTTCCGATCCTATGGAAGCTATTGCCCAACTGGTTGCAGGGTATTGGGTTCGACAGGAACAAAGCTACATCATCCAAAGTTTGTTAGGGGTGTTAGCTGATAACGAAGCTGCCCCAGCCGGAAGCGATACCCACGTTCTAGACGATATGGTTTTTGATATCGCCTTAGATACGGTTCCTCCAATTCTTGCAGCCGAAACAATTTCAGCCGATGCGTTTCTTCAAGCTGCGTTAACCATGGGGGATCATGCGGGACAGATTACGGCGATTGCCTTGCATAGCGTTGTTTTCACTTCGCTACAGAGTCAAAACCTGATTACCTTCATTCCAAACAGCCGTGGGGAAATAAACATTCCTACCTATTTGGGAAGGCGTGTAATCGTTGATGATAATCTTCCGGCGGTTGCAGGTTCAAACAGAATTACCTATACGTCAATTCTGTTTGGTGCGGGGGCTATTGCTAGGGCAACAGGTCCGGCAAGAATCCCAATTGAAACCGAACGAACCCCGTTGCAGGGTGATGGGGGAGGGCAAGAAACCCTTATTAGTCGGCAACAGTATGTTTTACATCCTCAAGGATGGCGTTGGACTTCTTCAAGTATGGCAGGGGCTAGCCCTGATAATGCAGAACTTGCCCTTGCTGCAAATTGGTCAAGGCAGTTTAACCGGAAGCTAACAAAAATAGCTTTCTTGAAAACGAACGCCTAACCAACGGGTGTTTCCAGGGAAGGAAAGATGCTGCCCCCCAGGTTATGAAGTGCCTGGGGGGTCCATCCCATAATTTTACACAAAGGGGATTTATGAACGAAGAAGAAGTTCAAGCCGAAAAAATAGACGAAGCTGAAGACGTTAAACAAAATGAAAAAGAAGAAGTTGCCCCTAACGTTCGGAAGCGGGAATTAGGGCTAAAGAAAATTCAGGAATACATCGACGAAGAAGCGAAAATTCATTCCCGTTTAGATGAATTGAAAAGATTGAAAACTGAAGTTGGGAAAGCCATTCAATCAGTTACAAAAAATGCAACCCTGGGGGAATGTTTGAAAATGAATAGAAGGGCAAATAGGCAACCTATTCAATTCGTTAACCCGCTTGCCAAAGTTCATATTCCTATGGTTCCTGGGGCTTTAAACCCTGAAGAACAAGTTCAATACGATAAAATGATGAACAAAAAATAAATGGCTACCGTTACACAAATAAACACAATAGTTTGGGACCAGGAACGGCGAAGGCGTTTGATAAAAGAAGCTATTCCTTTTTCAACGGCGTTAGATTCCCCCGAAGCTGTTTGGGTAGCCCAAAATTCTGCAACCATTTTAGACTTTGGTTCCTTTAGCCTTGCAGCTATAGCAAGTTCCCGAATCATTCAAGATATCGAATCCGTTCTAGTAGCCAATCAAGATTTTAAAATTACAGCCCTGTTCAAACTTGCGTCAATGGATACAGGCGTTGCCCCTTTCCCTGTTAGCTTAGTTATTGATGGGCAAACAGGAACGGTTATTTTACAGGAACGGGGGGTTGAACCTTTAGAGTTTTTCAGGGCTGAAGTATTGTTTCGACCTGCGGTAATTACCGCTTTAGAATTGCAGATTGTAACGGGCGATGCTGCCAAAGCAGCTACATTACAAATGCAACAGTTGTTTATAGAACAACTGACTTTTTAACCAAGGGGGCTAATATGTTTGGTTTAGAATTTTTAATTCCGTTGGTTTGGTCTTTCGTTGCCCCTGTATTGGTGGAAGGCGTAAAGAAGGCAACGGGGTTAGCTACTGTAAAGAAAATTCCAAAGAATATTATTCCGGCTATTGGAATGGGGTTAGGGGCTGGGGCTGCAATGATTTTCCCTGAAGCTGGAATGACCGAAACCATGGGGGCTTCTGCGGGGTTAGCGGGAACAGGCGTACATCAAATGATAAACGCTAGCAAATATGTTAGGAAATAATTTGTTTCGATAGAATTATAAATTTCCTTAGATCCGTATGGAAGCGGATTCTAGAATTCCTAGGGAGGGGTGGAACCATGGCAATAGCGGATGATTTCAGCGTAGCGGTTAGCGGGGAGATTCGATACACAGGAACAACCGCTAATTATACAGTTCTAGAACTGCATCGGTTCTTACAGGATTTAGCAGACCAGGAAGCGGGGTCGGGGGATGATTTACTAGATATAACTTCTGAAACTCCTTCGGATCGTTCAACGGATGCAATTGTAACCCTTATCAATGGGTTCAATATTGATGATGATGCAGCCGAACATTTATTTGCTGGTTCCATTACTCAAGACAACGGGGATACTGTTTATTCTGGGCTTCGGGTTTTAGGTTCGGTCAACAACACCAATACTCAATTGGTGGTAATCCAAGATAATAATCTTTATCAATTTACGACAACCCCAGCAACTCCATTTTGGGGGGACCAATCAACGGGCGGTTATAACGGGGATGCAATCGGCGGTATCCTAATGCGGGTTCTGATAAAAAGCCGTTTCAATGGGGCAGACATTGACCAAAAGAAAATCAGGGTTCAGGCTAGGCATTGGCAAGATACTTATGATTTCTTCAACGTTACTTTGGGCCAAGGTGAAAGCGTGGCAGCTATCGGAACTACCCCCGATGCCCAAAATACTACAGCCCAAGGAACGGTAACAGTTTATGCCGATGTTCTGAATACAGGGGGAACAGCAAACGCACCATTAGGCGGGTTTGTATTAATTGATTTGAACAATGGGGCAGGGAATCGAGAATACTATTCGGAATGGACTTTTGGAAGTCAACCCGATGGGTTAAAAGCGTTGTGGGAATATCTAAAGGATCTTTCCGGCAACACAACGGCAAAAACTATTGATGGGTTGAATGGGGAATTTTTTCTTGGGATTACCCATGAAGTTGTGTACGACAATTTAAGCGGGGTTCCTGCGGAACAGGAAACCGTTGTTTGGGGAACAAAGTTCTTTTATGACAATGTTCTTTCAGGTCCATTTACCCCAGGCAATTACGTTACCATCGGGGCTTTAGGGGCTGCGGGAAGGGTTCTGTTTGATGATGGAACAGACGAATTAATTGTAGCCCTAGAAGATCCATCCATAACCCTTTTGAATGATGATGTTGTAACAGAGTTCCCAGGGCCAGGGGCAGGGGCTACAACGACTACAGCCGATTTGGATACAGGGGGAGGGGCTACCGTTAATAACGCAGATTTCGGGGGTTCTGGGCTACTGTTGGCCGATGATACTGCCGATACCATTTGGATTCAATTGTTAACAGGGAATGCCCCTGTAAATAACATCCCCTTGCGGGGAATCACTTCAGCATTTACCGCATTGGTTAACGTAACCATTACCCCTAGAACAGTTCCAAAAATCTTCATGGGTTCCTATACAGGATCATTAATCGGGGCTTATGGGTTTGGGGTTGACCCAAATGATTTAACGGCTTCAGATACTATTGAAGACCTTTCTGCAACAACCCAGCAACCTCCAAACAACGTTACGTTTATCGTTACAGGAATTGTAAGCGGGGAAGATCGGGTTTTAGTTGGGCCTAGATCGGGAACGACTTTAAATAAAGCCCAAGATACCCATACAGCCCTGTTAACCGATGGGGTTTCCGCAACAATGGTAATGACTACGGTAATTCCAACCGATACCCCCGTTCAAGGAACAGTAAGGATTGAAGATGATAACGGGGTTTTCGTTTCTATTCCCTACCAATCGTATACAGCGTCAACCTATACGTTTACGGGGCAGGGAACAGGATTTTTTGAAGGGTCCGATAATTCTAACGCAGCAGCCCTAACCGATGTGTTCATTAGTTACATAGATGAATTGGCATCGGGGGTTACAGCATCGTTTACCAGTGTTTTCCTTTCAACCCGTGATCTATTCGTAAGGGTTCGGGATGGTGGGGGAACACCAATCAAAACGTTTGAATCTGATTCAGCCCAATTAACAAGCGTTGGGGGAACGGTTGCAGCTATTAGAACTACAGATGCTTAATGAAAGTTTGTTTTTACTTTGAAAATAAGCAAGCTGATTTTTGGTCTGGGCATCGCATTGATTTAGAAAATTGGCTTCTGCCTTCTAAATCATGCGGTGTTACAGAATTGGCAATTGTAAACAGATCCGATTTCCGATTTTCCTACATTCCGCAAACCGTGAAAGTTTCGGTCTTTAATCATTTTGAAGATTTTGAAAAGGCAAACCCCGAACCTAAACTATATATTGATTTTCCTAAAAATACTGATAGCCATATTTGCAAGGTTAACATTTTGGGTTCCTGGTTATGTTTCGGGCCTTCCGGCGGTTGGGGAAAAGTGAAAGGCAGAAAGATCCATTTAGGAATTCAAGAGGAATTGTATTCGTGGCAATCTTTTATTTTTATGTTAGGTTTAATCCATGGCCGTAGCGGTATTTGCCCTTGATGGGGTTGTTCAAAATGCAGCCGATTCCGCAACGGGTTGGTCTGCGGGGGGAGTTGATACCGATTCCAAAATTGAAGGTTCGGGTTGCATTGGGGCTAAAACAGGGGCAGGCGTTACCCGCTACAATCATTTAGGAACCGCAAGGGATTTTAGTGGGGGAGGGGCAGAAGAAGGGGACCATGTAATTGCATGGTTCAATTTTTTAACCTTCGCAAATTTAGAAACCCTAGCCAATGGCGGGGTTCGTTTGTTCGTTGGGAACGATCAAACACCTACCGATTTTGAAGAATTCACTATTACAGGTTTAGGGGCTGGATACTTCGGGGGCTGGGTTGCAGCTATCGCAGACCCTACGGCTGCGGGGGATTTTTCAGGGGGAACGCTTGTATTAACGGCGGTTGATGCTTTCGGAATTACCTATAACGCTACGGCGGGAATTATGGGTAATTTCAATAATGGTTTAGTAGATCAAATAACCATTGGGAAAGGAATTCTTTTAACGGCGGGGGATGGGGCTTCCGATCCTGGGGATTTTCAAGGCTTCTTAGATGCCGATGAAGGTTCAGCAATTTGGGGATGGGTTGCCCGTTTAAATAATATTGTTTTTGCCCAATGTAAATTTTTCATCGGAAATGGAACGACAACAACAGAATTTGTAGATATAAACGAAACTGTTGTTTTTCTTGATAGACCTGTAGCAACAGATTTTTATGAATTCTTTGTTCAAACGGATGCAACCTGTACGCTTGGGGCTATCGCAAGCGGGGTAACATCTGGGGGCTGTACTTTTGATTCTGCGGGGGCTTCCAAATACACGTTAACCGTTACCGTAGGGGGAACCGTTGAAGCTATCTTTAATGCCTACGCAACTCTGTTTAGAAATTTCCGACAAGCCGATTTAAATCCTTCTTCAACCCTTCAAGATTGCACGTTTGATTTGGGGGGAACTGTTACCCAAAACGGGGCAGACCTTTTAGATTGCAACGTTTCTAATAGTACAGCAACCGCAGCTTTAGCCGTTGATACCCCTACAGCCGTTGAAGGGGGCTTATTAGTTGGGAACAATGTTGCATATGACTACACGGGTTCCGCTACATCTTTCACAATTGATGGAACAAAGTTTTCCGGCAATACTACAGACGTTCGGGTAAACAATGCTTCAGATGTTGAAGTATTTCTAACCAACGGGGCTAATGCTGCAACCTGTACTAATACGGGGGCTGGGGGTTGTACGCTAACCCAATCGGTAACGGTAGCTGTAACCATTGTTGATGGGAATCAAGTTCCTATTTCGGGGGCTAGGGTAGAAATTACCGCAAATGAAACCGTAGGAACAATAACTATAGGTGATGTAATTTTAACAGGAACAACAAATGGTTCGGGTCTTTTAGAAACTACGGCGTTTAATTATGAAGGGGCGTTTGATCCTTCGGGGTTAGAAATTGCTATTAAAGTTCGTTCGGCTTCTTCATCCCCATTTTATAAACCTAGGGATTTGGTAGGTATCAT